CAAAAAGGGCAAGAGCGCCAATCCCTACGCTGGGGCCGTGCTAGAGCTTTCCGATGGGGGCGAACAATGAGCGTTCGCCTGAAGGTCCAGGAGTGGCGCAACGGCGCGGACGGCTTCTTTCTGTGGATCGAGGACGTTCAGCCCCGGATACCTTCGGCAAGGGGCGGGTTTGAAATCTTCCGGCCCGAACCGTTTCAGGAACGGGAAATCCGCCGCGCACTCAGTGTGCAAAATCCCTTCGGAACCATCGTCTTTTGCTGGCCCCGCCGTCATTCCAAAACCCTTGTGTCTGCACTCATTGTTTTGTGGCGGTTTTTCAACTGGCCCACGCAGAACATCAAGGTTCTGGCAAACTCGGAACGCCAGGTGGTTTCCACGGCCTTCAAGACGGTCAAGAGCATCATCCTGAACACTCCGGCCCTTCGCGCCGCCATTGGTGATCCGAAGAACATCACGTCTCGTCGGATCGTGTTTCCCGACCTGCAAAGCGAGATCGAGGCCATTACGCCCAATGACGCGGCGGCCTACGGTGAAAAGGTTTCCCTGGCCTGGACCACGGAGCTTCACGCCGCGCAGGACGATTCCACGCTTCAAATCCTGGCCTCTTCCGTGGGCGACTCTGCCGACGGTCTGGTTTTGATCGATTCCACCACGGACGGGGTGGGCGGGCCGCTGCACCGGCTTGAGCAGCTTTCCCAAAGCGGGGAAGACCCGACCCTATTTTTCAGCCGGATCGAATATGCCGACCTTGACGAAGCCTTGCGGTCCTCTCCTCCTTGGATTCGCCGGGAGTGGTTGCGTTCTCGGGGAAAGCAACTGCTTCCGGCGATATTCGCCTCTCAACACCTGAACAGGCGAAGCGCCAGCATCAACGCCCTGTTTCCGCCGGATCGGATCGAAGCCAGCCGGGAACCCTACCCGGCGGGCATTGCCCTGAAGGACTTCAAGGAAATGATCGGCGGGAGAAAGGCCGTGGTCGGCGGCGGGCTGGACCGGGCCTACGGCTTCAGTCTGCACGGGGATCAAACCGTTTGGACCGCCGTTGCCAAGGTGGCCGGGGATCAGGAAGAGCCGGAATACTACATCCTGAATCAAAAGGTGATCGGCTTTTCATCGGGGCGGGGGATCAAAAAGGCCATCCTGGCGGACCATGACCGCTACGGCCTGGAAAACTGCAACATCGAATCTTTCAACAGCCAGGATATTGCGGCCTGGGCTCAGGAGCGCAAGATTCCGGTTGAGACCATCCACGCCACTTCCACGGCGCAAGTCCCGGCCTTTACCGAGCTTCACCGGATCGTGAACGAAGGCCGCTTGCATTTCCCCAAAGAGCTTGAACGCCTCGCGGCGGAAATGCGGACCTTCACATACGACAACAGCGGCAAGAGCCCGCGTTTCGGCCATGCCCAGGGCTTCCATGACGATACTATCTATTCCTTGGCCTGGGGCGTTTGGTCTCTCCGGGAGCAGGAGCTTGCCGTATATGAGCTTGCCCGGATCGTCTGCCAGAGCCGGAGCAAGCACGCGCCGCTTTGCTACCTGCGAACCGGCGGGCTCATTCTTCCCTGTTCCGAGGCGTGCGAGGCGCACAAGCGGGTGGAGGCCATGCACCTGCAATACCGGCGGCGCAAGGTTGATTCCGAACTGACCCTTCCCGAATTCTTCAAGGCCAAGGTCAAGCGGGCGGGCGTGAAAGTGTTCAAGGCCGCGTGAGGGGAACCATGCTCTTCAGGAATTTTCTCGTTTCCGACCTGTTCAAGGAACTGCATATCCGGGCCAATGAGCAACGGAAGGCGGACGCCCGCAAGCGTCTGGACTACTACCACGATTCCCAGGAAGCCTATCTGCTTGAGCAGCTTCAGCGCCGGTTCACCTTCCCGGAGAAGTTGCAGCCCGTCTTCCTGAACGTGGTCAAAAAGATCGTGAACCGGCTTGCCCAGGTCTACCAGGAGGACGCGAAGCGGACCTTGGACGGCACGGACAGGGACAAGGAACTCTTTGCAGCCATCGCCACGGGTTGCGGCCTGGACATGAAGCTGAAGACTGCCAGCCGATACACCAAGCTTCTGAAGAATCTCATGCTCAAGGTGGTGTGGCGCGGAGGCATGATCGACCTGGACCTTGTGACCCCGGACATTCTGGACGTGCAGACCGGCAACGGGCCGGAAGACGTGGTTCAGGTCATGGTCACGAACTACGGCCCGTCCGAGCGCATGGAAGACGTGACCTATTCCGTGTGGACCCCGGAGACGTGGCGCAAGCTGGACTACCGGGGCGGGGAGATCGACGGCGGGCCGAACCCCTACGGCAGGATTCCCTTCGTTCCCCTGTTCGACTACGCCCCGACTTCCGATTTCTGGCTTCCCGGCGGGGATGACCTCGTTTCGGTTCAGGATGCAATCAACGAACGGCTTGTGGACCTCTTGCATGTCCTTCGCTTTCAGGCGTTCGGCGTGGGCTACATCCGGGGCCGGGAGGGCGAGGGCATAGACGCGGTGGACCCCGGCAGCTTCGTGGAACTGCCGGAAAACGGGGAACTCGGCTTTGCCGACACGGAAGCCAAGATCGAGGAGACCCTTGCCGCAATCGACAAGCTCTTGAAGTGGGCTGCGGTGACGAACGGCCTGAGCGCCGCGAGTCTGAGCACGGAACCCCAGGAGCAAAGCGGCGTGTCCAAGCTGGCGGACAACGAAGAGCTTCAGGAGCTTCGCAAGGATGACGTGGCCTTGTTCCGCCGCTACGAAAAACAGCTTTTCGGCGTGATCCGCGCCGTGTGGAACCACCACAACCCCGGCAAGCCCCTGTCCAAGGGAGCAAGCCTTCAGATCGACTTCTTCGAGCCCAAGCCCGCCATGTCCCCGCTCGATCAGGTCTCCCGGTGGGAGCGTCTGCTTGAAATGGGGATCATCAGCCCGGTGGACGTGGCCCTTGCGCGTAACCCGGACCTTCAGACCCGCGAGGATGCCCTTGCCTATCTTCTGTCTATCCAGGCTGAGCGAGAGGAGCTTAGAGGTGGGGATTATTAAAAAAATGAACCCCGCCGAAGCGGGGTTCCCGTGGATTGCCGTGCCGAGCCATGCCGGGGCGGGCCTTGCGATGCAGTGGCTTGCCGCGCATGGGCACGATGTGTGGAAAATATAGGTGGCGGTCAGAGAATTGTCAAGCAAATTTTTTCGCAAATCCTAGCGTTATCAGGAGGTTGCACTTGAGTGCACAGCACGGGAACGCCCCCGAAAACGGCGCACAGGAAGAGGCCCAGACCAACGGCAACGGAAACGCGCCCGACAACCGCGAGAACATGATTCCCAAGAGCCGCTTTGATGAAGTGAACCAGAAGCGCAAGGCGGCGGAAGAGACCCTTTCCGGCGTGGTGGACGAACTGCTTGAGGACATCCCCGAGGACATGCGGGACTTGGTTCCCGACCTGCCCCCGGCGGAACGCATCAAGTGGCTTCGCTCGGCATCCAAGAAAGGCTTGTTCGCCCCGAGGGAAAGCCACGGGCCTGATTCGGACAAGGCCGGGGGCGGAAAGAAGCCCCCCAACTATGACGCAATGAGCCCGCTTCAGATGCGCGAGGCGGGATACAAGTAACGGAGCAAAACAATGAGCCTGACTTTGGTTGAAGCCGCGAAGCTCGCGGAAACGCCCCTTCAGCGTGGCGTGATCGAAGTGTTTCCCCGTACCTCCGCCGTGCTGGAACGTCTGCCGTTCCTGCCGGTCTCTTCGGATTCCTACAAGTACAACCAGGAAGAGGCCCTGCCGGGCATCGCCTTCCGTGGGATCGGGGAGACCTACTCGGAGTCCACGGGGACCATCAACCCGGTGACGGAAACCCTGTCCATCCTGGGCGGCGTGTCGGACGTGGACCGCGCCCTTGTGAAGACGCAGGGGAACAAGAACAGCCTGCGGGCCATTCATGACGGCCTGAAGGCCAAGGCCGCCGCCCTGCGGTTCACGAAGACGTTCTTCAAGGGCGATTCCGAGTCGAGCCCCAAGGAATTCGACG